TCTTACTGCGTTACCTTCTCTTGTGCTAAGAATAACTTTCTTTGTTTCTAATCCGTATATAGTCTCAGCTCTGTCTGGTAATAGTGTGGCGGATGTGGTTGCGCCAGACAGCGGGCCAGATAGATATACTTTAGTTGCATCTGTCCACACCACTTTAACATTTTGATCTAGTCTGCTGGCAGTCTTGACTGTAGCTCCAATATAGAACTCTGGAGAAATTATAGCACCAGCATCATCAAGAGCGTTGACTACAATTGACGGCATCGTAGATCCTGTGATAGTAGTATCTTCCGCAGTGTATAGGTAGGCAGTACCGGCTTTGGTGCTAGTCTGAATAAACTGCTTACCAACAGTAGGAACTTGAGCATCGTTATTGTAGCTGTATAATCTTACAGTACCTCTATCACCACCATCGATATAATACGATGCACCATACTTAACGATGTTGTGTGAGATATTGCCATATCCCTGTGGTATTTGATTCTCAGTTACGTCACCAAGATCGCCTAGAGAGTATTGATCTCCACCACCATATGTTGTGTAGGTGATAGGCAGTGTTGCGTTACCTAGAGACGCAATCTTTAACTGATTAGAAGCTCTCAAGTGATGGACTCGCACCCATCTAGCTTCACCGTTACCAACAGGAACATATGCTAAGAATAATGCACCTACCGCACCGTACCACGAGAATTCAATCTTAAGCATAGTTACTTTAGTGAAGTCGAATGCGTATAAACTATCTTGCTTCTCTGCTACATTGTCGGTGATTACATAGTTCTCACCCGGTCTAGCGATACCTGAAGATCCTGTTGCTACATCGCTGTACACTCTATTTCTTGAGCCTGGAGCAGCGGAAGTCTTAGCATCATCTGTAGACTTAATGCCATCTAAAGCATCGTGAGTGAATCGTGATCTTGGAATTCTATACTCGTAAACGCCATAGTATTCAGGCTTAACATTGTTCTTGATCCAATTTACATATTCTGGATAGAAGTTCACGTTATCCACCTGTGAGCGAATTGTGTTCACATTAGCTAGGCTAACTGCGGGATCAATTGCGGTGTTGACAAAGCCAACATAATCGTTAATACCGTAGAATGTGGTCGATAGTAGATCATCTGTTTTTGAATACATATATGGGAAAGATGCGCCCTTAGGTATTAGACCTGTATCAAAGTCTGATGCCTTAGTGTTGAATACTCTAGCATCAGTTCCGTCCACCGCTGCCGCCGCATTATTGATCGTTGCAGGAGTAGTATCAATCTTAGATGCAAAGCTTTGGATATTTGAAGACGTGATGTCATAGTCTTTAGGGAATATGAAAGGTACAACAGTCTCTATGTAAATTTTCGTGAGACTATCACTCTCGGCTTGAGTAAATGTCACTGCTGTGCCATCTTCTTTTGATGCTGTAAATTCATTTCCTTTTGGTCCATATACTCTAGTGACCTTTAGGATTTCTCCTTTATTTATGCCGTCTTTTACAGACGCTGTATCTGTCCAACTGATTTTGATATGTTGTCCAAATGTTACAACTCCGCTAGTAAGTTTGAATCTGCAAGCATCAGTGCCATCATTAGTGCCAGCAGTAACTTTAGCTACAATCTTCTTAGAGTCTTTAAGCATGGACGGATCGTAAACACCAGCATGAACATGAACTAGACCGTCACGAAGAGTTATTAAGTTACCTGCAAATCCTCTGTTGCCGACCTCCATACCTTTGACCTCTTCCGTGTCAAAGTTATCAACAATCAATTCTGCGAGAGTCTCTATTTTATCGTGTTCTGTTGATCCATCTGCATATCCAAACGCCTTTAGGTCGTTCAGTATTCTAGTCTTTAAATGTGCGTGACGCTCTGGCTCGCTTATGTTTCCGTCATTGTTTCCTGCGCCACCCTGCTGAGAGTATACAGATAATCCTGTTCCTCTGAGGAACATAGATGCGTTGTATATTGTCTCTGCGTCTCCACCACCAATAAGATCATTCTTGTAACCATCAATGATGTAGCCAACGTCACGTTGACATTTATATTTGATATCTTCTGTCGTTATGATACTGCCATCGCCGTTTGCTTGACTAAGACCGCCAGCAGGAAGATAGTAATTTACCTTAGTGTTGGTATCGTATGTCGCAGTACCGGCTAATGTCTTAATTGTTACCCAGTATGCCCAGAAGTTCTTCTTAACGTCGAAGAATGTGTCTAGCTTACTCTTAGTTCCGTAATCGGCAGCACTTATGGCGCTAGGTGCAGTAATGCCATTATCATAGAAATCGTCATTAGCGAAAGCAACTTCTGTTACTGTTGTTAGTAGGCCATTGGTATCATCCCCTAAGAATTCTCTACCGTCATCACTAAGACCAAGAGATGTTCCAGTCGGAACACCGATAGTGCCCACACTGGTGTCGCTGCCATCCGCAAGGTATAATTTACCCTCTTTAAATATCTGTCGAAGTGCTAAGTGTACAGGCTTCTCAAATCTAGTGATTTTAGGAAATAGCCCTACTTTTATATCATACCAGTCGGACGCACCGTCTGATAGCGCAAAGTTAGATGTGTTAATTATAGTGTGTGCCTTACCATCATGCTTCATATCGAGTAGGAAGTTGTCAATCCAGTAATCTAAGTCACGTTTACACTTGTCTCTAACTTGTATAGGTGTGATGTCTGGGGCGCCACCGTTTTCTGCGTTGATGCCTGCGGCAAGATCGAGATAATATCTATGTTCCGCTTCAGTAGCAAAGCCTGCGGCGACAAATGTGGTTGAAGCGTCATCATCGACAGTAATTGTGGCACCGGCTGCACCTGTAGTATCGTAGTCAGTCCCTGGCGCAGGATATTGATTGTATGCGGCTAATAGTGCGTTGTCGATAATCTCAAAACGATTGTCTGCTATAATCTGTCTATCTGATACTAGTTTCCCCTCGCTAACTTCAGTCTCGCCTGCGCCTTGGCCAACGATTCTATAGTCGTCTACCTGAGTAGTTGAGACTTCTCCTGTTGCTGTATTACCTCTTAGTAGAGTACCGGTGCCTGCACCAGTGCTACCAATGCCGTAAGGGCTTACAGGAGAATATGCAATAGACTGAGTTCTACGAACAACAGAGAAGTTATCTTCTTTACCGCTGTTTCTAGTTTCCCAGTAGTAGCCATCGTACTTATCGTAGATGCCATATTTGCGGATTGTTGGATTTTGAGAAAAGTCAGTTGATCCTACAGAGCTTCTTATACCAAATGTAGCGGCTGATACACGACCAGGCTGATATCTAAAGAAACGCTTAGATGTTAATACTGAAACTTTGTTTCTGGGTGCTTCAACAAGAGCGCCAGCTTCTGTTGGTAAATGTTTAACTCCATAGCCCGATACATGGTATGCGGGTGACATAGACCACTCTGATGGGTTAACATCATATGTGTTAACATCTGCGAAGATGCCCAATGCAACTTCTGCTCTAGGAATACCTAAGAGAGATAGTGCCACTTCAGATTGTACTTTATTCTGTTCTACTACAGGAATAGCAGTCTGATCGGATGACATTACTACAGGAATAGACTTTTCAGCAGTCTGTGGACCTGGCGACACTGGAGTGGTTCTGCCTACATTTACTACACTAGAGTTGTTGTTTACATTCGTTATACTTGACATTTCTTTTTCCTATTTAATGAGCCCTTGAGCCATTACGAAGTCGTCTATTATATTTATAGTGCCGTATGATGCTGGTGTGCCTGAAGCATTGCCTGGAGTAACACCAGCACCAGCATCACCTGAACCGCCTTTCCAATACTTGATTTCTAGTATCTTATTATCGCCACTGTCGGCTATGTTAGCTATTTGTCCATAATTAATGGCACTACCTAAAGCGAAAGTGCCGTGTCCATCAATTCTAATAACGTGACCAATAGCTAGAGGCACATTTAAAGAAGACGGTGTTACAGTTACAGTATATGTAGGGTTTGTTGTATCTGTTGCATCCCAAGTGCCCGATGCGATTATTGAACCCGCATTAGCGTAACCTCTATAATTCGCTGTCCACGCTACGCCGACATGAGCAGAGCCAGCAGGATGATTCCCTGCTGTTATTTGCCCAGCGTACAGTGTCGCAAGCTGACCCTTAGAGTATATTCCACTAGTCAGATTTGTCCAGCTCGCAGTACTGCCTTCAGTGTCGTTTATCTCAAACTTAAATTGACCTAATGCTCTATTCATGCCTGAATCAATATCTTTAATGTAAATAGGCTTATTAGCACTATATCCAACAAACTCGTCGGGAGTTGCTGTGCCTGTGGTACCTGTCACAGCAACATTGTTCTTAACAAATGATGTGCCTACGTTGGCGTTAGGTGCACCAATTGCTGTCCAGTTTGTATCGCCTGGAGCGATTATTCTATATCGTTTACCTTGTATGAATCCATCATTAGCGATTGTCGACCAGTTAACTCCGTCAATGCCCTTTGCGCCTGCGCCAACTAGATTGCCGTATACTTCTTCATCTCCGTTAGAGAGCTTCCTTATTAATTTTACTCTATACTCAATCGTTGCCGGCTGAGCTTCTATGCTAGTTTGAGCCAGATTGAAAGCTGCTCCGTTTTCTTGATATACGTGCGCAGAGCTACCATATGGCGCAGTCGATTCGGCTATGCCTAGATTTATATTGATTGAATCGTACTCACTATTCAAGATGTCTGGACTAGATAGATACTCGTTAGCCGCACCGATCAATACGTTAGGAGAAGATACTAAGAATGATGATCCGTAAGTGAATATGCCAGCGCCACATGCCTTAACCACGTTATTTGCTATAACGCCTTGAGCTGTTACAGAAGCATCAACAGAGTCTGTGAAATTTTGAAATCTATTACCAGTAATGAGTGTGCTTGTTCCATTATCTACAATTAGAGGAGAGAATGACCATCTGTCTGTCACGCCGCTATTTACAACTTCACTTGTAGTTAGTTTAAACTCAACAGGAGACGATGCGTAAACGCCACCGCCAATTATATTTTTAACTCTACACATATCCAAAAGAATCGACGATGGATTTAATCCAAAATCTAGTGCATAGTTTATAGTAACGTCTTCATCATCGTTATGTAAGAATTGACTTTTTATATTGCCGTCCATATCTATGCCTACAAGAGATATTGCCGTTGCATTAGATGTTACTGTAGACCTAATGATCGAATTATCTGGCTCGTTAACAGCGTAAGACGCCCATGGCAGCTTCTTAATCTGTGTGATGTTAGCTGTTCCTATAAGACCAAAGTTACTGGGTACTGCGATATGAGATACGTTATACGTCTTAGCGTTCAACTCTACACTCTTTCTACCCTGTGTCGCCTTCGTCACAATAGCTTCATTTATCTTGTTTGTGTCGTTGTGTGCTACTTGAGCACCGCCAGAAGTGTCCACATAAACGTATGCTGTGTCGAAGTTTAAGTCGAAAGATGTAGCCTGACTGCTTATGCTAGATATAGTCACATCAGTCCAACCTCTAAGTGCGCCAGTGTGTACAGTTACAGGAAAGTGTGTGGTGCTAATGTACGTATTGTCGGTAGAGTTTTTTCCAGACCAACTAGTGTAGTCGAATGTGTGATAGTCTTTCCAAGCGACTAATAAATCTTTAGATCCCAATACGGCCAGTAGCTTAAACCCACCTGCACCTGCAACCTGTCTATACACCAAAATACCTTGGCTTCCTGATTGCCCTGTGAGTGCAAGACTGATAAAATTATTAGTATTGAATTCGCCCAACACATCATTGCCTTCATTATATACTGTTACAGATGATGTGGCTGATGGTGGGCCTACTTCGCCTGTCTGAAGATTAAAGAGTGCTACTCTATATTCAAAAAGTTTAGAATTTGTACCTGAGGAAGCCGTGAATCCGCCCCCATTCGAAACTGTCAGCGTTAATCCGGGCGAGGTTGTTATGTTATTGGCAGTGTTTGCCGATGCGCCATATATTCTTATCAGTTGGCCAGCTGAGAAGTTAGCTTCTACATTTTTATCTGATATTCTCAGAACATTCGATTGATTGTCAGCAATGTTTTGAAATGTTCCTAGAACATCTTGCAAGCTATCTCGAACTTCACCGCCATCAAATGTGCTACTGTATGTGTTGAACAGGTTACCAAAATTCAGGGCTTGTCTATCGTCAACTCGCTGATCTTGGTAGAATAGATTAACAGCGCCTTCATTCACATAATCGGATGTCATTACCTGTGTTGTCGATCCAGTGCCAGATACCACCATTTTTGGTGGGTTGGCAGTACTATCATGTGATACGAGATTGCCGTCGTTAGTGAATCCTTCTACAGTGCCGAATGTAGAAGTATTTGTAGGTATCGTAGGCTTATTAGTCAGGTTCGAATAGTTTAAAAAGTATTCTCCTGGCTGATATGCGTCAGTGATCCACAATCGTTGAGCACCAAGATTATTACCGAGGGTAGGATTTATGAGATTAATCTTATCAACTATAGTGGCAGCTTTTGACGCTACGTTAACATCGGATAGAATAAAGTTAGTAACATTAGAAGCGACTATGTGCTTAGATGTGGTGGCGTCACTGTCCGTGACGGCGAACAAATCCGCATCCGCCAGGGCATCTAATTCCGGTAAATCTGTAAACTTCTTATTCGACATTCCTATTTCCTTAGATTGGTAATTACTTTATATTTATAATGTTCGTGTGTAGATCATTAAGCAGTTCGTATCCAGATAGATACAACTTTATATGGCATCCTATTGGTGTGGGAGTGGACGGCGTCTTGACCTTCAGCAAAGCCGACATTCCCTAACTGATTCCCTGTGTTGCTGCCGGGTTCTGCGCCTGAACTACCATTAAATCCGCCACCAAGCAAAGTATGTGTATGTCTAGGTAATCCAGACTCAGTATCCTTTAAGTAGACTTCACTGTAACCGTCAACATAACCCAAAGTATCATAGTAGTTACTGGAAAGACTTCTGGTTTGTCCGTTTGCCGCTGACAAATTGGAAGTGGCAGGAATTCCCTGAATGTTTTTCAGTTCGATGTTGGTGGGGCGGTCACGATAAATTATGTAGTTACGATTCATATCCTGATTCGAAAATCCGGAAATATCGACGGAATCACCCCGGCGGTATGGGTGCGTGTCAGCGAGACCTAGTGTGATAATGCCTTCGCCGCCTGCAGCATAAGTACAGCTTGCAGAATTTATTGTAGTACCACTATCTTGGCTTACGAGGGTGCGACCTTCTGCATATCTTTGCCAAGTACCAAAACCTAGACCACCTGTATTATTAGTGGATCTATCAGTACTGGGATCTACACCAGTTGTTGTAGTATATAATGAGCCAATAGGATATACTGCCTTCAATACTGCGACGAGGCCAGATTCTGTCAACCCACCAGCAGTACCAGAACTACCTGATACATTTGCAGTAAGTGTTCCTCCAACGACAAGATTACCACTGATATCTGCGTTACCATTTATATCTAAGCTACCGCCACTCACTTGACCTGTTGCACTGAGGGTTAATCCTTGGACTGACAATGTAGCATTAACTGAACTGAATTTGCCTGTTGATCTTGAGCTGTTGCCAATAGGTGTACCATCGATAGCACCGCCATTGATATCTACAGTGGAGAATGTGCCAAGGCCAGTGGATGTAATATTGATCATGTTGATAGTAGACGCAGTAAGTGTTCCAAAAGTCGATGTACCACTACTTGTAACGTTACCAGCAAGGTTGCCATTGACATTACCTGTTAAGCTCCCGCTAAATGCATTTGCTGTGATTGTACCTGTAGCATTAACTGTACTGAATTTGCCTGTTGATCTTGAGCTGTTGCCAATAGGTGTACCATCGATAGCACCGCCATTAATGTCAACACTAGTTAATACCGAACTCACAATGGGACTACCCGATGTTCCAAGAGTACTCAATCCAGTAATATTGCCTGCGGCAATATCACAATCTGCAAAAGAAGATCCACTAGAGCCAGTGCCAGTATGTGTTATCCTTTTAGTGAGTGTTGCAGGTAACACATCCTCATTCATAGTCATGCCGGGGGATGTCGTTATTGCGGTAGATGTGAACTGTATAAAGTTTCCACCAACATTCTTTATCTTCAATTCGCTGTGAGTATTATTAGTCTCGATTGTCCACTTATTGGAATCAGCTCTAGCTATCTGAATCTTAGCGACCTGCGCACCGTTATCTATTGTTAGATCGCCTTCGACTTTCGTGTCGCTTTTCAGAGATATGATCGAAGCTGTGGAACTCTTGATTATATTATCAACTGTGATTGTGTGACCAGTTTCTAAGGTAATATCACCATCGAGCGCAATGTTTCCTGCGTTAGCATCTCCCATAGTCACGGCTTTAGCAGCTACAGCGATGAGATCATTGGTCTTTGTTTTCCAAGTACCAAAAGTATCTGTATTTGATATAGTAGTAATAATTACACTCATTTCGTTATCTCTTTGACAGTTTTTTGTAATAGATCCATAGCAGACTCCAGTTTATCTATTCTCTGCTCTAGTCCGTTGATATATTTAGCTCGTTTCTTTTTTGCAAGAGCGTCCCTATATGCCGTGATGTCGGTATTCACTAACCCGACATCATTAGACGTTCTAGTGTATTTATCCGTACTCATCATGTTAACGCAATTGCTCGATAGTCGTATATGTGCGCAAACAAGTTGATATCAGGAGTTAACGTACCTAGCTCTGGCGTATCTAGCTCATTGCCTGATCCTGTAGTGCCGTGTCTCAAAACAAACTTTAATTGGAAAGACCTGAAAGAAGTGGTCTCATTGGTTAAATTGTATTCGAACTCTCTATAGTCTTTAGTATTACTCGTGTTAGAGTATAGATCAGGATTAGCATTGTCGAGTTCAATCCAAGCACTCTTAGTCTCTATGTTTTCAGGATACACAAATCTCGCATATACATCAACGAATGTTCCTGCAGGTCGATACGCTGATACTAACGCCTTCATTCCGTCAGCTTCAAGCCCGGCCTTCAACACTACTTCTTTTGATATCCAACTAGAAGTGGATGACGCAGAATTTGTGATGTGATACTCGTAAGCGTTGATTTCAGATAGAGATTTATCGACGATAGGAGTAGCTGAAGAGTAGCTATTGTTTGCCATAGAGACTCTTACCTTGAAGTCTTCTGTGGTAGTATCTGCGGCATTCACTATACGACTCTTACTCATAATTGATCTTAAGCTATTATGGGTGTACGTGTTAGCGTTCTTAGATATAGACTTATCTATCGTGTTTCCGTTATAGAGTGTCAGGTCGCTAGAAGTGTTCGTAGTGTCGCTAGTGTAAATTTGTGCCTGAAAATATGAAATCTTCTTATTGTTTACGCTAGTGACTATAGCCGTGGCTCCACTATCTATTCCTTTTATCACTTGACTATTTTTTCTGGCAGTACCGTCACCTGGTGTACCAGCAATTAATGCTACGAATACTTGTCCGAGATAAGGAGAAGATCCTGCGCCAGCATCAGTCCAGTTTTGTTGTGTTGTGGATGATCCCAAGCTAGTAATCGTATAAGTCTGCTGAGGCGTGAACGCTCCGATAGTCGAGACTGCATTATCATCAATGAAGTTGGTTGGCGTAGCAGAACTGCCTTTAATGTGTAACTCATCAGCTTTTCTGGAATTGTAGTGTGATACTCTACCCGCTACACAAACAAACGCAACAGCAGTAGTTGTAGCTTCAAAGAAAGGCGTGTCTAATGTTATTATAGTCGATGCAGCAGTCGTCTGTAGATCCAGGATCTTAGCGACAATATCGTTTGTAGCTGTGCTATCTTGAAGGTACATGTAGTCGCCTACAGCGAATATCGTAGTGCCAGATATAGTCACAATATTCAATTGATCGCCAGATATGCCTGCTGTGTAAGAATCAGCCTTCTTAATATATGCATATTCGTCATCTATAAACGATAGTATATTCTCACGAACTGTCATAAACTCCATATCATTAGGTACTAAATCTATAGTACCAGATGCGTTGAAGTCATACCTTTTCAATATAAATTTAATGTCTTCATCTTGATATGATTTCCAAGCACTATCGTTTGTTGATGTAAATAATACCCCATCACCCCAGTCATTAGTAACAGCAACTTGCGATGCCGCAGTTCCTTTAGATAGGCTAGTAGATCCAACTTTAGAAGTATAGATGAGATAGTCTGGAGAGTTAGCGTCTGGTATAACTACAAATGCGTACTCGGCATTTGCACTCAATCTGACTGGATTGTCAAAGGTAAATGTCGTTGCAGTAATTCCATTAGGAGATATAAGAACTTGAGATGCATCTAGATGCTTAGATGCAAACGGAAGAACTTTCTTCGATGGATATCCATTGACAACTTCTCTTATCTGTAGAGTCACACCAGTAGTGGCACTCTTCTGCTTGAAGTAAACGTCTATATCACTGATCATAGCAACATTTGCGTTATTGGTGCTAGATGACTTCACTCGGAAAGTCTGAGCAATAGGATCACCCACTTGTCGCTGAGTTTCTCTAGTTGTGATGCTAACTGAGGTGTCGAAGTCTGGAGTTCTGGTGGTAACGCTCAAGTCGGTCTTGTTTACAGCGAAGTTATATCCTCTGTAAGTTGCTCTGCTGTAAGACGTTGATGCAGAGTCTATAGAGCCATATGTGTCCACATCGACCACCTCTAAAACATTCTCTCCAACAAAGAATGTGCTTGCTGGTAGTACGAATACTGCACTTAGTACTCCGTTGCTATCAGTTCTTACTGCCTCTCCTGCATTTGATGCTAAGTATCCCACTCGTCTAACGTCTAGGTTAGAGCTATTTTGCCTACCGTATGTAATTCCCGTGCCAGGTGACACATGAGAATCGACAGACTTCTGATCAAAGAAAAAGTAATGTCTAGTGTTTGGTCTTAATCCAGTTACTAGAACTTTAATTTGTTGTCTTCTCAGATACGGCTTCATGTTTATATCTGTAATGAAGTTGCCTACCTCTTGATTGAGGGAGCTTGTAGAACTCGCAAGACGAGTTTGGCTGATGGTCTGGGTAAACTCTCCCATTATAACTCTACGTCTTGGTCGATTTGTTCCAGTACGCTCTTCGCCTATTATAGCCTCTGTGGTAAGAGGCATAAACTCTTGAAGATTGTCCACAAGATCCAACATAGGACCAGCGATATCTATTTCAATATTTACAGCAGGATTCTGAATCACATCATACCCAGATGTGAACGGAGGATCGATAACTGCTTTACCCTCAAAGCTGTAGAAGTTTGATACACAGTTTCTAAAGTTTGTTGCGTACGGCTGTGAGATAACCTCTACCTTAGTGCCGGTGTCTGCTAGTGTTATGACATCCGGAAACGCAGTATTCACTCCACTGCCACTTCCTACTTTTAAGTCTACTGGAAACTGTGTTACTGCAGGAGTAGCTACGGTTCTACCATTATCAATTGCAGCTCTAAATTCTGGATCTCGAATATCTGCAATATTTAAGTCACGAATAGAGTCTGCTAGAATACCGTTCTTGAATCTATTCAAGCCGTTGCCATCTCTAATTTCAAGATTGCTAGTTTCTTTCTCAAGTAGACTCAATGAAACTATGTCGATCAAGCCGTCTATTTTCTGCTCGATCTGTCCAATATCTTTCATTGTATAGTTTTTAGTCGATACGCTACTGACGGTAATCTTGTCTTCCCCAGAGATTTCGCTAGTGTTACCGGGAATTGTAATATTACCAATTGCATAAAGCTCTCTAGAGGTGGGCACACTAGGATTCTCATCTTCTCCACCCTTGAGTAGAGTTATGTTAGAATATTCGTCTAGTACCACACTGTCTATTCTAGACATATAGTATGTTTGATCGCCCATAATGGTTGCAGAATTAGCAGGCGCTATTCCTCTTGATATTGATAGTGCTAAAGGATTGGTAGACAGTACTGTGGGTGCACCAGCCGAACCCAAACTAGGATTAACGGCATCAGTCGCATATGGTCTGAAGTCGTAAGAATCAATTAAGTTATGCTCAACCAAAGACTTTGACGTGTAGTTGTGTACTAGATTTTTGCTAGTGACGTTGGCGTAACTGTTTGCAGTGAGATATCCACCGCTAACAGTAGATGTTCTCTTCAGATATCTAAACTCGATAAGTAGATTGCTATTGGCTAGTGTCTCTCCCGCATAAAGAGTGATATAGGATCTGCCATAATACCCGTCTTTCTGATTTCTAACAAGTCTGAACTTAGACGTAACGTCTAGTGATCCTGCTGCGCCGAAATTATCTTTAACGCTTACGATCTCTACTGCATTAGAAACACCTAGATGTCCACCGTTAGCTGTATCATAAACAGTCTTAACGAAAGCTACAGTCTCGGCTAGAGTGTCGTGTGCCACGTTAGTCTCGACGACACTGTAATATAGCACTTCTCCGTCAGTGGCTGAGAGTGTTACATTGACATTATTGCCAGCGTACAAAGCAGTAGCCGTGATAATTTGACCACCACTGTCGAGCGCATAGATGTCTGTTATCAGAGGCTTCTCTGTAGCTGTGCCAGTGAGTGTGAGTGTGGATGAAGACAAGCTGATAGATGTGTCTCTAACTCTCTTAACTACTGAGACGTTATCGATAGAGCTGATTCCATTCTTGCCCGTATCGAAGATCATTGATCCTTGGGCAGCATCGAAAAGTTTTCCACTATTCGTCAACGTGGTTATTCCCACTTTAGTGATAGCCGTGACTTCTTGGCCGACATTCTTAACTATGCCGTAAACATATATCTTGCCTGGTGTGACATTCGCCACTGAGCAAGTGCCTATGACCGTAGACCCATTCAATAGATTATATCTTGATCCGTCAAACTCATAATTATCTAGTACTGCTTCTGCATCTGAGTTGTATGTGAAGTATTGACCGTAGCTTACTCCGGTGTGTTGTAAAGTCTTGCTCTGTGTTGCAGTCACAGGTGGGATAAGTAGTTTAGTAGGCGATACGCCGATAACTTCTTTACCGTAAACGTATGCCTTACCGGGTGACACTACCGCATATGCGCTATTGCCCTCTTTCTCAAGAGATACTTTAAGTCCGTTGACTACATAGTTTCCAGACTCCTCATATGTTCGTCTAGCCAACTCTTTGTTGACAGTGTTGAATTCGGTAACGTCACGAATACGAACAGGCTTACCTTCCACATATCTAATTAAAGCAAAGAACTCTGTTGGCTCTGAAGCCGTATTATATGATACAAGGGTAGGAACAAGCTGAAGTCTGTCGGCGCCTGGCGCATTCTCGTTGTTGAAGCCTGATGCATTATCTAGAAGTGTTGTATCAGCATCGGAGTCGATAATATTTTCTTTAACTGTAAAACCAACAGATACTGTACCAGGAGTATTAGTGTACTTCGACACAATAATAAATTGGTTATCTACAAAGATGAAATGTCCTTTCTGATATATAACACCCTCTTCACACGACACACCGAAAGATTTACCGACATGATTAGAAACACTAGCTACGGTTACGTCACCAACTAGGTTTTCAATCGAATCTCTAATCTTAAGATTTTCTCCTTGAAGAAATTGCTTAACATCTGTTTGATTGTCCTGAGAGGTGTTCAAGTACTTAATGAAGAAAGTTTTTAGGTTAGGATCTTGAGTTTGGAATCCTGGTTCACCTTTCACAATCTCAGCTTTCAGTCCAGACGTTAAGCCAGTGATAGTGTAAGTACTTTTCGTCCCATCATTATTAGCGATCTGGTCATAAATTGAAGGATCGGTAAAGCCTGTTTGGTCATTCAGCTTCACGTAGAAAAGGTCGTCACGAGCAGTCATGTTAATGCCGCTTATGATAGTTCCTTCTTTGTATATGTTAGAACCAAACCTCTCTACCTGTTTTTGCAGAATTGTTTGAAGCTGAGTTAGCTCTCTAGCTTGAACAGCCTTTGCGGGCTTGAACAAAACACGGTTGAACTGCTTCTCTTCATTGAAGTCATCGTAATACGGATCTACGTTTAAATCTGTGTTAATACCCATGGGCTATATTCTCTTTCCTTAAAAGTCGAATGTGAACTTTACTTTTTCTATTGTGCTTGCATACCTTGGAATAGGAGCAAAGTCTATGAAGTGTAGTAGTTCTCCACTATACGGGTCATAGTCTCCGTATTCAATAGTATTTATACTGATCGTAGTGGCGTTGGATGAAGATGGGGTACTTTTTATTCTTATATTTCCTATCTGTACCTTACTCTCAAAGTCTCCATAATAGTCTACTAGATAAATTTTTGTGTTAGTTGTTCCATCGTACACACTATCATGCACTTTAGCCGTTATAATCTCTTCTTCTTCATCGGCCGATATAGTATCAACAGCATAAGAAACTTTGCCGATTTTATCTAGACCCACCGCAGGAGTCGATACAGATACAAATGTTGTTCCCAGAGTAGCAGAGATAGTGCCAATCCCTAGAGCATCCCATTCGCTATTCGATAAGTTACCAACGTCAGTGATGACATAATTCTGACCACCAACAATATCTTTAACATCTATTGTTCTGATATATTGCTCGAACACAGTATCAGCAGGAGCTTCGGATGTCTTGTCACCCGATACTGTCAAGACTACACGGTTATCAAACGACTCTGGAATAGTGGAAGCTCCTGTATTGTCAGTAAACGTAGGATTCTTGATTAGTCCTACTTGAGTGTATGTGTTACTATTAGGAATAGATTCAGACTCTCCGGAAAAGTTGGTTACGATAGATAGTCTACTCATAGCCATCTCGTCGATAGGATTAGAGCCGTGGCCGCCTCTAGGAGAAACTATAGCACGTAAAATCGTTACGCCGGGTGTGGTCAGACTTTTAGGATAGATAACCTTTGCAGAAGCAAATTTATATTCAGTACCCTTAGTCTCAAATGCGACCCTAGTAAGTGTTCCGAACTGATCTATAACGCCGTAAGCTTTAGCTCTAGTTCCGCTTAATGTACTAGAACTAACTTCTATCTTAGGCACTAGTTGAGCTAGGCCTTGCTCGAAATTGTCAGTACCTTTTACAACAACACTTATCTCTTTTGATGAGTCGTTTGTTTTAGAGGATATAACGTCATAAAGTTTACCTGCTGTTTCGCCTGTGCCCGACCTGAAGTACATATATTTGTATGCATCGAGGTCTTGATATAAACTTCTACCGAGTTTGTCAGTAACACCCAACACTAAAGTCGTCGTGTTTTCTGTGACACTAGTACTCTTAAGAAGAACATTAGACGAATTCGCTTGGCTGTCTGCTTCGCCAAATAGATATTGGTTAAACAGTCCAGTAGGAGTACTATTAATAATAATCTGAGATATATTCTCTCGGGCATTAGCGATGACATTTACGTCACCGTTTGTAGTAGGTAGGGGCAAGCTGTCCACATTTCTATATACGGCTACCTCGTCGGAGCTTACTGTGAACATATATTGCCAAATATATTTATCTTCAGTCTCAACAGATTGATAGTTGGTTGTAGTGAATTGGACAATAACAGACTGTGGACTAACGGTAGACTCAGACCCATTATTATTTTCTATACACTTGAATACTAAATAGTCGCCTTCTGTGTTACGTATCGTGACTATCATGTTTAAGTTTTCGATATTCGCCGTATCGTCGAACGAGTCATATTTCGTTCCTGTAGTCCAATCGTTTTCGTAAAACATATATCTTGCGGATGATTCTTCAATCTTATTGCCGAATATAACCTTTCTCTGAAAGCTTCTCTTAGATGTCTGCGTGTTTGTTATTGATGGCACTCCATCTATTGATGGTAGAGCGGTGGACGCCATAATATAGTAGTTTGCTTCAGGTCTCAATAGAGTGAGCTGATCGTCTACCATAGTCTTTATAACGGTCTCGTTTTCAGACGACAGACCCAGAGACTGTTGATTGTCATATGCCTGAAGCTGATTCAAGAAATTTGCGCCCAGAGTACTATTCTGATTCTTAAATGACCTGAACAACTCATTGGTCGTCTCAATCTTAAAATTTTCTGTAATTACCTTTGCCATTATTCTTTTCCGTATTTATTAAACTGGGCGTTGCTCTCTAGTGCTAGGACCTATTATATATGGGTATACCGGAGTATTTAAGTTGCCAGGCGAGAACGTTAAGAAGTATGCATAAGTTCCTGTATCGTAATCAGGAGTCTTACAAAATCTTCCATTATATACATCTAGTGTGCCTAGACTAGACACATATTCATAATCCTCTACAAATGACCCCGCTGGCAATTCAGCATATGTAAAGCCTCTTCCACCCTCTGCATTATACTTCGTTCTATATGAGCTTGTCATCTGAATAGCAGGATTTGAAACTGAGCCGACTTCAGTCGCACTCGTGTATCCATAGGGACCGTATATGGGATATCCGTCAAATGCAAATCCCAATATCTTTGAGTGTCCGTCAGGATGTCTCGTATTATCACCACCAAAAGCAGTTGCGCTAAGATATGTAGTAGACGCTATATACTGCGAATTATTCTGCATTCCATTCTTATAGAATGCTCCACTTCTATATCTATACTCTCCACCAGTTTCAGGTCTACCACCACAAGCATCAACTCGAAATTCAGTTGGATTGTCTACAGTGTTCCATGTGAAGTTACTGGGTGCCGCTGTAGAAGATACTGGTAAAGTGAGGCTACTAGATGCTGAGGTATATATCACTACTCCATTTGTAGTAATCCCCACAGGACTAGTTAGTGATACAGCCTCGGGATCAACAGTGTTACTTCCTCCTCTATACTTAAACGAAAAGTCATTGACTTGATCCTGTATAGTCGAGCTATCTGGAAATACTCTAGTGGTTCCGTTATTCAATAAAGGAACTCCTGCTTTCACAGGATATGGATCACCGTCACTTGTAATCTGTAATGTAGCCATCTAGTTAATTCCCGTTAATATTGTCGATCTGCATTTTTAATCTCTGTTATATTTGAGCTACAGTAGTTGTTGCTACCATAATATTATTCCCGTCTTCGTCTACATAGAAATCTCCATCTGTAGTCAAAAGCTGACCTGATCGTATTTCATAAAATGTAAACTGAACACTTAGGTCACTATCTAAGTTATTATCACTATTTATCATAGGCGTACTGAACAGTTTCGTGCCCGCAACACCGACAGTGTCCTCAATCAACGGCTCATATTTTTTAGGATCTACGATTGAGGATATATCGTATGAATATTCTTGATAATAATTGTTGTCATGGAGTCGCTTGGTCTTGTCACTAAGAAATGATGTTTTTGTTTTCCATCTTCCTTCTGTCTTTCCTTGGCTCAGTGTTCGAATTGAAGCAGTCGCAACCGTCTTATTATAATATGCGCTGTCTTCGTCTATATTAACAATCTCAATAGATTCTTTATCATCATATCTATATCCAGTTTTGATAATCGATATCTCATCTATCTGTCCCACTTCGTAAGATGCTACTCCACTGACAACAGCATTCGAGCCCATAGGCAAAGACGTTGGATCAGTTGACGCTGTAGCGATATTCTTATTAGTGTTTACTATTTTTACTGGAAGATTTTCGTCGAATCCGTGAAAGCTAAGGGGTCGAAAGTAGAATCCGTTATCGACCCTCTTAATATACTTAGCTTTCGCTGTATATGGAGATGTGCCACCTGTAGTGAGTGTGAAAGTAGTTGGAGAGTTAGTATATCCTGTACCTACAGTGCTTGCACCCAAAGCCTCTAGTCCAGATTCAGTGATGTTACCAGACTGGTTAATCTCTACGTCTTCTATTGTTCTATTCTGGGTGATTATATCACCAGCTTCTAAGAAGAAATCGACCGTATCGAAAGTCAGTATAATGTCTCTCTTACCGAACTTAGCAATGTTATCATGTATCACTAGAGACTTGACGTTATTCTCATAATCAGTACCGGTAGATAATATTTTCAAAGAGTCGATTGTGCCTATCTTTACTGTGATAGCGGCAAATGCGTCTCTGAATGCAGTATCATAGTTTTCGGCAGAAGGACCAGACATTCCATAATCTTCACCATTATCTCCAGTGCCGCTGTTGTTTTCATCGATAATCTCATCAACGAAGTCGCCGATCTGATCAATAACCAGAGTGACTGTCTCTACGTTAGATAATTCGCCAATCTCATATGAGGCTGACCCGTTGAAAGCGCCAAAGCTATCTACTGTCACTGAATAAGGAGAGTTTTCACTAAGCGGAGAGTCGCCTCTATGTCTATCAATAGTAAATCTTGGATTAGGCAAATTAGGTAGTGTCACTGTCGTGCCTGCCTGATTACCGCTACCAGGACTTATGAATCCCGTGTTGCTGGGTAAGTAGTCTGGTGTGCTACTCACAACGAACTTCGGAAAGATATCGAACCTGGAATAAAGTGTAAACAGCCTATAAAGATATCTGCCCCATTCGGAGGCATCATATGCCGCTGGGTTCAATCCTACAAAGTCCGTCACTGGTGTTATCGCAGTTGAAGAATGTACTGTACTGTATGACGTTATAACTTGAAAGTCGTCTGTCGTCACTGTACCAGTATTCATAAAGTCTGCAATGCTACCTGTACCATCTACTGCGTCAGTCTTTTTAAAGTTTCTAGTATAGTTAAAATACTCATTAGGTATATTGTAGCTGTTCGGCGTAATTAGATTCGCAAATGCCGCTGCGAGAAGATTGATATCATTGCCACCCTGTGGATAAGTCTTGCTATGAAACGCTTGAACTTCGCCTAATGTATTAGACTCTATAAACAAGAGGGGGTGAACATATTCGATTACTTTAGCAGATCCACTGACAGAGTACTGAGTTGCACCTGCGTCACTCGATCCTGTATAAGAGATACTGCTGCCTGAACAGACGATAACGTCACCCGGCAGAAAATCTACATAGTTGCTGTTTGTCGTTCCGTCAGCATTAGTAGGAGTATTTGATGAATCGATAATCATTACTTGATTACTGATTCCGACGTTGTTAGTTGCAGCCAATGAAGTAGGATCAACATAGCCGAATCCACCATCTTCAATATCAAACTCAATCCTTCCGGTCTGAGTCTGAGAAGTCTTTGTAACTCTTCCCTCGCCATCAATACCAGTAAGACTAGATTTAAACTTAACCGTATCGCCCACTCTCTGAGAAGGAAGTCTATTCAGTGGACTCACTGTTACCGAACTAATGGATCCAGATATTAGCTTACCAGCATTAAATACTGACTCGACACCGTTATTATCAACTGTCACGATAACGATAGAGTCATCAGACGAGAAGGTGCCTGCGATATTCGATAGATAAATGATAGGAGATAGTGAGCCCGAGAAGTTGACAAAGAGTACCTCATCAACAAAGGCTGTAGCAAGCGATATGTCGCCACGTATTCTATTCCCTTTCTTGATAGGATAATCATCTACAGTATATACTGGCTTCATTTCTAGATATATGTCACCGCCCCAGATAGAGTCTGACGGCCGTAGAATAGCAGTACTAGGATAGAATATCTCAATTGATTCATCAAAGAAGAGTCTGAACATAAGCTCAAGAGACTGTTGAGTACCCTTCCTCTTGTACATATCTTGGATGTGCTTAATAATGAACCGTACATCAAGTGCTGTGTCAATAGGAAGATCAGCAAGATACTTCTTCTTATAGTAAACAAGAAACGTAGTGAGAGTCGTGTCAATGTCCTTTAACTTAGGAATATCACGATCATTCGTTGCATCATTATGCTGATAGTATGCCTTGACAAAATCTACAAGAAATTCGCCATTCTCCTTATAGAAGTCAGGAAACTGTTCTGCTATTCCCGAGTAGATATCATCTCTTATAGTAACTGACATATATTATGATTCCAATGGACTTACTGTTACCGTTACGTCTTCGCCACGAATAACTAATATTCTATCTTTAGGTGGTCGAATATCTTTATTCACGCTATTAGCTATGAACTTGATTGCCTTATTCTCGAAAGAACTTATATTTAGATTTGACAACTTGATAGCGCCTGTGCTATAATTGACAGTACCAACTGAAGACTTAAAGACACTTTCAACGTCAGTGTTAGCAGTCACAAGCATAATGTTACCGTTACCATCATCTTTCGCTGTAACAAGTGTTCCGTCTACAGTAAACTTAGTAGACTCTATAGCAGGCTTGAATGTAGAGAAGCCAGATATAGCATCAAACGGATATGGCTGTACTAGAGCAGACTCAAAAGAGAATGATGGGCTAGTAGCAAAGTTCAGAATTGGAACATATTCAATGATAGGCTTTGCTACGATATCAGTCGATACGATAGAGCCGTCAATAGCATCTAAGTATGCCGCTAGTCTTGATTGACGGAACGTCTTATTAAAGTCATTGAGATTAGTATTCTGATATGTTATAATACCAGCATTGACTTCGCTCTGTATCTGAGCAGGACTCTTGCTAGTTAGATTAGCATCATACACTACTTTAACAACAGAGCCAACATACATAAACTTAGCAACAACAAAGACAGGCTCAATAGTAAGAGGAGTCTTATCAGATAGATATGATCGGAAGTTGGCGATCTCGTAATCAGCCGCACCTTCACCACCACTAACATCAACTGAGATGATAACCTTTCCAAACTGAGGAGGTATTACTTCATCACCACCATATACACTAATCGCTTGAATGTTGGGAAATCTAGCACGAAGCAGAGTTTCATAGTCTCGTTTCGTTACTGCTCTCTCCTGCACTTGGAGAGCCTTAGGAGCGAACGTCCGAATAGACTCGATGTCTTCCGCCAGAGAGCCGCCAGAAGACAATGATGTTATCGTTACGTTGATCGAAGACGCACCGCCAAAGTTACCGATTGTAAGGGACCCGATTCCATTCGCACTAGGACCGTTAGTTACCCGATAGTTTGCTATAATAGAATCAGTGACCGTTGGCTCAAGACCAAACTTATTTCTACCAAATTGTACAGAGTACTTGCCATCATTCTCGGGCTGTAGATAGAACACTTTGTCATTTGATAAGACACCAAAGATATCAGCTCGATATGTGTAGATTTCGCCATTCACGGTGAGTGTAAGACTTCGTGTGTCGATACCAGCATTAGACAGTACTGTATCAGTGGTAGACAATGTTTCATTAATCATACGACCTTCGTATAGATCAACATCTGTTACAGTGTATAGAGTATCATCGGCAGTAGACCGTACAGCATTATAGCTCTTGTCTGTGAGTAGATTGTATGTCTTGTTACCACATCTTCCTATAAACGCTTTGTTAGCGGGAATACTAAAATAGTTACTATCTAGACCAGGCGCTACAACTGTGATGGTTGCTTTAATAACAGACGATCTTCTACTTGTAGGAAGATAGTTAAGTTCCTTTGCATGACTCAATACGCTATTACGTTGTGTAGCACTATCAAGGAACATCTCTGAGATGGCCATGTTATAGTAGTAGTTATTGTAATATGTGTTATACGACAGCACATCTAACAGGACATTCATGTTAGAGCCTTCGTAATCAAAGTCTTTAAACTTGCTCTGATTCTTTAGAAACGTCTTGAGTGCTTCTTTAGTTTCAGCGAAGTCTAGATTTGTAATTGGTGACATATCGGCCATTTCTATCTTACCCTATTAAGATCAATTGTAAGTGATGATGTATTGTTACTATTTATGACACTGAATACAATCTTCACTGAGAGTTCGTTTGTATCTAAGTTAGCTGATACTTCTACGTCTCGTAGATTACATCTTGGTTCGTAAGTCTTTATAGTAGATTTAATATTCTCTTTGAGTATGAGTATGCTACTAGGATCAATGTTCTCGAATAGCGATCCTCTTATATCACACCCTATGTTAGGTTGAAACAGTCGTTCACCACGATCAGTCATAACTAGATTAAAGATACTCTCTCGTACAGCATTCTCATTCACTATACGAGATAGGTCTGTGCGGCCTGGTATCTGATCCAGATTCCTTGTGAAGTCCGAGAAGAACTCTTGTGATCTTGTACGTGGTGATAATAACATTTATTTTACCCTTTATGGAGTATTTATACGATGAGAATAGATAAGCACTACCAACCTGGTCCTCTATCTCTATTAGTCAGAGTGCTGCCAGGCTGAAACGGTACGATACCAGTTGGTGGCACAAACTTCTTCTTCGGTGCTACTTCGGGCTCTTCAGGTCTCAGCAAGCTAAACGGCACTTCAGTCTCTTCTACTTTACTCGTGATACTAGTATTGTCAACGATGTTTGGTATACCAGAACCATCATTAGTACTAGGCTCTTCTTTGAATGTAGACTTATCATAGAATCTAAACGATGCATCAGGCTCACGTCTCTTTCTATAACCATCTATACTATGAGTTCTCATCATAGCATTGTAGATAGGAGTTTCATTTGAAGCAAATCTTTCACTGGGAATCCATCGAACATTGTTCTCGTCAGCAACAGTACCATCTCTAGCACCAAGATGTAGACGAAGATATGATTTACCCACGGCAATACCAGAGAAGCCTACTCTACTAGCAGCTATGATAGTCTTCTCTCTTATATCTGCAGGCACAAATAACTCTACAGCGAATCCAGAGTACTTGTGATGATATGCAGACTGACCTTGTTGTCTGATCTTGCCGGCTGTTCTACTAGACGATCTGCTCGATGTTCTGGCTTGACCTTGCTTCAATACATACTTCTCGCCAGTGAGAGATGATAGACGTAGTAGTCTCATCCATATAGAGCTATCAACACCCTTCCATTCTTCATCGCTTACTACTTTATCACTAAACGTAATCAATCCAGCTGGACCTACGCCATCTTCACTTCTCGTATTAATATATTGAAGTTCGTCTTGACTAGGTACAGTAAGTGTGATATAATCTACGTTAGTAGGGATAGCAAGAGAACCAGTAGAGGGATCAATATATCCTAGCTCACCTGGTTGTCTATACTTGACTTCGTTTCTGAATGATGATACTTGACCACGAGCATTCTTGATACCAACTCGCACAACATATCTATTTGGGTTATTATCAAGAGCAGCTTCATTGATCTTCTCGCTTGCAATCTCTTTCTTCTCTTCGGCAATGACCTTATCTACTCTTATAGCACCTGCATCAACAGCTTTCTTCTCTTCTACTTTATCCTGTGTGTCAAGCACCGCAGTCTCTTTATTAACTTCACTCACTATCTCATTAAGCTCATCAACTGGTCCTAATAGCATATCTTTTAGTATCTCGGTGAAGTTACATAGTTTGAACATAATAAGACCAACATTCTCTAGTGTAGGTCGTTCAAAGTTACTAACCATACCAGTGATGAATGCGCTTACTTCATCTTTGATACGCTGTATATTCTCAGGCGAAAAGAACTCTACTATCTCAGTCTGAATCTTATCAATTATCTTACCAATCTTAGCACGAGCAGCCCCGATTATATTAGCCAGATTAGCGAGTGCGGCTTTGATAGCATCGTCGATCTTCTTGGTTATCTTCTTTACTAGTTCATCCACGGCCTCTAATAGCTTCTTCTTCATCTCTTCTAGAGTAATCTTCTGAGCTAAAGAGATGGCCAACTTAGTTATGTCGAGATCTGGAAATGTTAACCCGGCTAGATCAGCAATAGTGTTGTCAAGTAGAAGAAGTCCAGCTGATAGCAAGTCAAGTATCTTCTGATACTGTCCACATACACCTGCATTGATAGCAGACCCGAAATTGACATTAAGGAAGAAGTCAAGAGATTTTAGAAAATCAGTCAACGTTGACGATAGACCGTTAAGTACATTGAAGTTCTCAAGAGCAAAAAGAATATCGCTCATGTCAATATTGCTATCTATTGCGAAGGCTGCTATCTCAGTGAATGTGATAGGTGATTGACTAAATCTGTCAAATAGTGTAGGATAGTCAGTTAATAGGATTGCGTTATTGTTAGCGCCGTTGTTGTTATTGTTAGTATTACCTGTAACAGTGTCAACGCCTGTGTCTGTGGCACCACCAGTACCATTGGCACCACCTGTACCACCTCCTGTACTAGAGCCAACAGCCTCATCTAGTATACCATTCAGTCTATTCGTGACATCAATAATCGTCGCTCGATCTACTCTGTCAAGAGGATCAGCTTGCGATGTTAATGCTGATAAATCAATGATCTGCCCAGGCTTAGTAGTGAGATCAGAGAACTTACTAGTAATTGGCGTTGTGTTATTACATACTATCGACATTTAGTTCACTCTTTTTGTTGACAATTGGCAGATTTGTGTTATAATAGAAGTTGCATCTGTTGGTTCTGTATTTATTAATCATCGTCTGATCTCATGATGCTAGTAATACCATGCCACCATCTCTTAGTGACAGCTGGCATCTCGGGCGTGACTACGTTTGTTATCTCTTGGGGCTTGACAACTTTCGCTATCTCTGCTAAACTTATATTAGGTACAGCTCCTGTTGCTTTCTGTATTAACTGTGGTGCTATAGATGCTGTGATAGATGTTGTTGCTAATGCACCTGTTGCGGCTGCTGTACCATTACCGATATTAACTAGCGTTCCATCCATGCTCAATATGCCAGCAGTTCCTATTCCAAGCAGGCCTGTTGAGTGAATGTCAAGTGTTGCTGTAGATTTGATACCTATTGCAGCGACAGCACTAATGCCCATAATACCAGTTGAGTTGATGTTCATTGTAGCTAATGCGTCTAATCTCATAGATGTCTTACTACTGATGTCTATACCTAGATGTCCTACATCAGGAAAGGGTAACGTCTGCTTAGAGATAGCTGGTAACCCGGTGCTATGTATCTTCGTGTATGATACGCTATAGAGATTAGTCTTATATGAGTCAACATGAAAGTCTCCTCCATCTCCTGCTATATTACCCGGCATTAAACACTTGAAGTACATGCCACCAAGTGTTGATAATGCTTTTAGATTCGTCTTAGCCACAAGATTGATATCATCAGCAGTCGCATACATCCCAACACCAGCACCAGAGATATTTACTTTCACCCCCGCATCTAGATTGATGTTACGAGCAGCCCGTACACTAAAGTCTGTACACTCGATATCTAATCGGCCATTCACACTGATCTTACCAGACTTCCCAACTTTCAGTGTATAGTCTTCGTCTATAGTACTATGAGAAGAGCCTCTAACATAGGTTGACTCGATGCCCTGAGTTGTGTTATACTTGTCAGCAAATGCTTTAACAAAGATAGTACCATTCGCATCTATTTGAAAGACTGATCCTGAGCTATGAGAGATCAGAAAGTAATCACTATTCTCTCCATCTTCACCTGATCCTAGTACAATGAAGTTATCCCCATCCTTTGACTTCACAACAGTGTTACTATAGTTGTTCTCTGGCATCATAATAGGTGGTTCGTCAAACGTCTCACCATCGGCTTGTGGTATCGCTGTGTTAGAGAATACTCGTTGTGCAAGAGTCTGACCCTGACTAGCTCCTTCACCCCCTTGATATCTGTGTAAGTCTGGCTTACCGAACTTGCTCACACTCTCTGGAGGTAACATACCATCTTCACCCTCTTGACCAGATCCACTAGGCATCTGCATATGCATACCTGGCAATCTACCCATTATCATAGGCTGCTGTGCTTCTCTTCCGTCTATAAAGAAACCAAACACCCAATCACCAACAGAAGGTATGACTGGCGATACACCATAAGTACCATCTAATACAGTCGCCCATGGTAAGTGTGCAGTAGGAACACTATCAGCATCGATTGCGCTTGATCTAGGAGGATGAATGCCAAATGCTCTCACTCTTACTCTACCACTATTAGTCTTATCATGTGCGTCTTCTACAACACCCACGAAATGTAACATATTATTAAAGCCACTCATCTCTTATCTCCATAGGCATAGTAAGCTAGCCATGATATCGTTATAATGTGCAGTAGTAAGTAGTATACTTCATTAGTACTCAACTCAATCATGCAGCTAGTCCACCCTTAGTAATGGCCAATGTCTGCTTGAATATGTCAGCATCAAACTTACTGGTCATACCCAATACAATATACTTGCCGCTTCTCTCTCTATCAACTTCTTTGGTACCCGCTAATGTATTACTGAACTTATACAACTCGACGTTAATGATCATGCCAGGATACAGCTCATGTCTACCATTGACCTCGATCTGAAACGAATTCTTATTCATATGATAGTCTACTACAGGCTTCGTGGTGTAGTTCTCATAGAAGTGTTGATAAGGCTTCAGCATATTTTGAGTGCCTTCGTTCTGGCCTATCTGAGGAAAGTCAGTCACTAAGACAGTCTCAGGCGCTTCGTCGGGTCCCATATAAGCGTTGACAAACTCGGTCGAGTGTGTTAGCTTCAGTGGATCTGGTGCCTTGTAGTCTTTGTATTCAGTACTGTAATCATACTGGCGTGATATGCGTGTTCGATAGTTGATATCGAGTTCAGTAACGGTACGTCTATATGCACCCTGCTTTATATCGGCCATTGAGTCTACCTTATCACCATACTGGACATCATTGATCGATTGCTGTGCTATGATCTGGCCAAGGCCTGTGTTATCATCTACAGTGTTGTATATAAAAAATAACTGGTTTATTTCTTGCTCGCTTTTACCCTCAAAACCGCCGTATTTATTGATTAGATACTCATGCGTACAGAAGAAATACTTCTCTCTTGTCTCAAAGAATCTATATAAAGATGATTTATTATTAGAGGCGTATGCTCTTCTAGATAAAAACTGCATTGCTGCATCTGCTCTTAGATTAGGTATGACTAGAGTCTGTTCTCCATCTGTTTCTTCTACTTCTAGCTCTTTATCTATCTTATTATCACCAGTAGTGAAGTATTCATCATAGATAGTTTTTGCCATATCACTTATCTTTGTATTGCCAAATGACTTTCTTATCTCTTTAGTATCTGATATAAGCTTTTGATTAGTTGTGAATCTTAATGTATACTTGACCATTCTATCATTAATGCTACTACCAACTTTGATGTTGTCTATTGCGTAGATATAGAAGGTATATGTGACAGTTTTATTATAGAAATCAGTGATTGTTAGTGTTAATATTTCTTCTCCGCGGAGTGGTACGTCTTCTAATAGATTATTACTCTCGCTTAGTATGATATGACCTGAGACGAAAGGACTATCCACACTCTCGCTCATAGCAAGACCTATTACTGTCTTCGTTACATCGATATTATCTGGCTCGTTAGATCGTCTTGATCTATTAGAATCAGGAAATAGTGGACGAATAGTGGCGCTGTCGAGTGTATAAAACCCTGCTGATGCTAACTTACTCGTCATTTAATGTGGCCTCAAGCTTATCTTTGATATAAGGAGCAAGTGATTTGTTAATTAAAACTATCTCTCTATTCTGCTCATTTAATTTAAACTCATATTCATATACTCTTACTGGATAGAACTCAACCCGAGCCTCATTACTAGCATTAAGATAGCTTGCTCTATTAAGAGTGATATCAGGATCAATATGACTCTGATAATATAGAATATTAGCACCGATAGTAGCATTTCTACACCATTCTATTACAGCATCTCCTGTCGTACCAGACTTATCAGCATATTGAACCTTTAAATACTCTTCGAATGCGAATATAGTCTTAGGCCATTGTGTATATGGATCAACAATATCATTAGCTAGTAGTACTAACCAAGCATATGTGGGATCATCATAGTAATAAAATGCTACATCCTCAGGCTTCTCGCCCTCTTCTACTCTGTAGTCCATATATGATAACGCATCAAACTCAACAACACTACTTAATTTAGCCTTTCGGGTGATGTCTAATAGTGTTGTTCCATTAAAGTCTGTTGTCGGAAATGCTGAGAAATACATATTATGCTCCTGGCGTGAATGATACGCCACTAATACCTGTTGGTGTTGTGCCCGCTATTTGAGCTTCTGTGAATCCTTCTGCTGCCAAATCTGCTTTCGACATTACCTTAGTCTCTACTTCGCCAGATGTTAGTACTTTACTCATAGTAACTTCATCGGACGATGCGGCATTACTAACTAATGGCGCTTTACCATCAGGAGTTAATATTTGAGATGGATCAAATACTGGAGTCTCTCCATCAGCTGCCGCGTCAGCAATCTTCTCTGCACGTACTTCTTCTAATAAATCTGCTTCCGAATTATCTTCTGCTGTATGAATATAGGCTTCATTTAATGACATTGTAATACGAATGGCGCTTGGCTTACCGCCCTTGTTGATCGCTATGCCGTTAGGCGTGTAATCAATACTTAATGAAGAGATCATCGATGTCTTAAATCTAAAGTAATATGACTCGTCAATGCCCTGAAAATATGTATCAACCATAGCTGGATATCTCAATATACCCCTATCAAGCACAGTAGCTCCTGTTATAGTGTCACCAAGAGGGCTACCAGTCTTAGGTAATACCATACGCTGAAGTGTACGAATAATCTTCTTTAATTCACGAGATTCTTTCTCACTCTCTGGCGATAATAGCCACTCAAGTGAATGTACCTTAAGATCAACACCACTAAACACTAGAGTAGCGAATGGGTTTATTGCTGTGCCACGACCTACACCAATACCGTTAGAAATATCGGGCGCTACTGAGCCTAGACCTGCGCTTGTGAGGAATAGTGCTGCATCTGTTGCGGTGCTCATTGCTTCGCTCAATTGAGAGGTGTCTCCATTAAAGGCACCGGAAGCGGCAGATGCAAGTCCTTTCGCACCATTTACAGCAGCTCCACCTAGACTTTTGCCAATAGATCCAACAGCGTTTGGGTCGCCTGCTAACTGTGCGGCTGTTGTGCCTAGAATACCTAATTCGTTAGAGCCAACATTAATCTTATAGTTGTCTTGAATCTGCTTTGGTAAAGGAAGAAGTATTTCAGCGAGTGGTGTTGATTGACTACCTTTGTCGCCACCATAGTTATACTCGAAGAATCGCATAAGAGTGCCATGCGCTCCAAGATTGGCAGGAAACTTCATGATACCAGTCGGACCCTTTTGCTCAACTTTACGTTGTGCCATAGCTTGTTGTGGACTCGTTTTAAGTAAACCCTTTGACATCTTCTTTGACCTTTATATATAAATATTGATTGGTTATAGCTATTTATATGATTTGGAGTAATTGTGGCAAAGTATCACCAAGGCAAATTTAATCCCAAGAACCCTCACAAATATAAGGGTGACTACACTAATATCGTATATCGTTCGAGCTGGGAGTTTCATTTCTGCCGATATATCGATGCTCACCCCGGAGTCACAAAGTGGTCGTCGGAAGAGATAATTGTGCCGTATAGATCATGCGTTGACGGTAAGATGCATCGATATTTTCCAGACTTCTATGTTGAAATGACTAATAAGATGGGTAAGAAAGAAAAGCTACTGATAGAGATAAAGCCATACAAAGAGACGGTGCCTCCGACTGTTCAGAATACTAAGAAAAATAAGCCAACCAAGCGGTATTTGAATGAAGTTAAGACTTGGGGCACGAATAGCTCTAAGTGGAATGCCGCAGAAGAATACTGTAAAGATAAGGGGTGGAAGTTTGTAATCATGACTGAGCGTGAGTTAGGTATTAGGTAGTCGTATAAATACAAGATAGAGTAGAATAAAGAGTAAAGTACATGGCTAAGATCAACGAAGACAGCGAATTCACCATACCATTAAAGAATCTACTATCATTGATTCTTGGCACGGGCATTGCTGTGTGGGCTTACTTTGGTATAGAAGAGAGAATTGCATTCCTTGAGAGAGCAGTAGAGATCAACTTCGAAGAGATCGAAGAAAATGATACGTGGATAGATGAGTTCAAACCACCAAAAGAAGTTCAAGATGCCATTGATCGAGTAAGAATACTAGAATTAGATACCATTAGACTAGAAACAAAACTTGAACGAATACTAGAGCGAGAATAGACTATGTACGAGTACAAATGTAAAATAGTAAGAGTAATAGACGGTGATACCGTTGATGTTGACATCGATCTAGGATTTGGTATCTGGTTGTATAAGGAACGTGTACGTATTATGGGCATTGATACACCAGAATCAAGAACTCGTGACAAAGTTGAGAAGAAGTTTGGCTTAGCTGCTAAAGCACGACTGAAGTCTCTACTGGGTAAGAATCCAGTATTGAAGACACAGATCAGTAAGAAAGGCGAAGATATGCGAGGCAAGTTTGGTCGTGTATTAGGAGACTTTGATGTATATTGTGCTAAGACAGATGCATGGCGCCCAGCTACAAAGATATTAGTTGAAGAAGGTCACGCTGTTCCTTACTTCGGTGGCTCTAAAGATGATGTTGATGCACAACATTTAGCCAACAGAGATCGATTAATCGCTGAAGGGATTGTGACACTGTAATGGCTGTACTATTTGATGAAATACTAACTCAGGGTGTTAGATCAGGAAAGATTCCTGCTCAGACAGCTAAGGCTCGTGACTGGTATCGTAAGACTGCTCAAGATTATGGTAAAGTTAGTGAGAAACAGCTCTTCGGAAAGAAGAGTGATAAAGACAGAATGGCTTCTCGTCCTATGATTGGTGGGATGTATATGTATGAGTACATGGCTAAGGGTAGAAAAACTCTTCCATATTACGATAGACTTCCTTTGATATTCCCATTTAAGATGGTAAAGGGTGGATTCTATGGACTCAATATGCACTATTTACCACTACCTCTACGTGCCAAATTAATGGATGCTCTATATGAGACAACTAACAACAAAGCATATGATGAGACGACAAAATTAAAAATTAATTATCAGATATTATCTAAAGCGGCTAAATTTGAACCGTTTAAACCTTGCGTGAAGAGATACCTAACATCACAAGTGCAAAGTAGATTTATGTATGTGTATCCGTCTGAGTGGGATATAGCACTCTTCTTGCCTACAGAGAGATTTGTCGGCGCATCCAAAGCAACTGTGTGGTCACAGTCTAAGAAAAAGATATAGGAAACAGTAATGCCATTTAACATAAGCGATTTTAACTCAAAACTAAGCGAGCATGGGGTAGCTAAGACTAACCTATTCTTTGCTAGAATAACTATGCCTAGATCATTGTTGAATGAATTGAATGAGATACCAATCACCCGTGATCTAGAGTTTTACTGTAAGACTGTGACTTTACCAGAGATGGATATACAAACAAGCGAAGTTCAGCCACAGGCATTTGGACCAATTGTTCGTAGACCACAGTCGATGAGCTTCCCCGTATTACCAGTATCATTTATGGTAGACTCTAACTTCGGTGTCATGAAGCTGTTTCATAGATGGGCGCAATCGATAGTCAATTACGATACGAGCGGTGGTCAGTTTGCAGGAGTAAATAATCAGTTGCCGTTTGAGATGGGATACAAGAGCGATTATTCTGCTACGATGCAGGTTGCCGTATACTCTCAGAACACCCAAGAGGTCGAGTATCTATACGAGTTCTCTGGACTATATCCTATCAACGTAGGCGGTATTGAAACGTCATGGGAAAGCACAGGCGATGTGATGACGTTACCAGTGGGATTCTCATACGATGAACTCAAAGTATCTGGCTCAACCAGAGGTAAAGTGTTATCTGACAGACCAGGCTCATTCACAGGTAATCTATTGGGCTGGTTCTCTAGTATTAACACAACTGTAAGCATGATACAGAGCATTAAACGTCCAACAGGCATACAAGATGCTTTAAACCAAGTAAGTAACATAAACAACATTATAGATTCGTTCTAAGTAATCATTATTATATTATAGGAGAAGTGCCATGAAATTGCCAAAGATTGATTTGCCTCTATTTGAGACAAAGTTGCCATCAACAGACGAGACTGTCAAGTATAGACCATTTACTGTAAAAGAAGAGAAGATTCTGTTGATAGCTCAAGAATCAAAAGATCCCAATCAAATGGTATTGGCAATGAGGCAAATTGCGACAAACTGTTGCCCGGGTTTAGATGTTGACTCCATAGCGATGTTCGATTTGGAGTATATTATGTTGCAAGTCAGAGCTAAGTCGGTCAATAATAAGATTGAATTTATTATCAGTGATCCAGAAACAGGCGGTCCTATTGAAATAGAGTTAGAGGTTGACGATATACACCTAGTCATACCAGAAGGACACACAAAAGAAATCCCAGTAAATGATGATATGTATCTAATGATGCGTTATCCTAGACTTGATGAAGTTTCGCTGTTTCTAAAAGTAGTGGAACATCCCACAGAATCGTTGTTTGATGTAATAGCTTCATGTATAGAATCTGTAGTAGCAGGAGATGAAGTTCAGAGCTTAAAAGATTTCTCTAAGGAAGAGATATCTGATTTCATAGAGTCATTTCCTGGTGCCACTGTTGACGCTCTTCAGCAATTCTTCGATACTATGCCCAAGCTGAGATTTCAGACTGATTATATTAATAGCGCAGGTGAGAGTAAAGAAATCGTACTAGAGGGCACAGACACTTTTTTTCTCTAATGTTGAGTCACACCAGCTTAGGGAATTACTATAAAACAGTCTTCTCGATGGCTCAACATCATAAATATAGTATAGCGGATATAGAAGATTTATTGCCATATGAAAGAGACTTATATGTGGATATGCTAGTCGATTTCATAGAAGATCAGAAAGCTCAACAAAAATAACGGAGTAATAATGTCAGAAGAAAAAGTATTTCACCCAGCCGATACTAACGGTGATGGTAATGTATCTAGTGAAGAAGAAGCAATGTACCTTGAATTTAAACGAAAAGAACTTGAAGATCAAGACGCTATGCGAGATGCGCAGAGAAACATGACCTGGTTTGCACTAGGTGGTTTGTTGCTCTATCCCTTCGCTGTTGTTCTAGCCTCTCTAGCAGGTTTGGATCAAGCTCAAGCTACATTAGGCGATATGGCACCAACATACTTTGTTGCTGTTGCTGGTATCGTTGCGGCGTTCTTTACATCACAAGCAATAAGTTCTAAAAAGAAATAGGTGTAAGTTATGGCCAAAAAACGAAAGCAGCCTAAGCAGAAGCCTGAGCAAAAAGACGCACTCTTAGACAATAATCCTAGGTTTGAGTCTATGTTTGGGTCCCTGGTTAAATCGTTTAACGAGAATCTAGAGTTCATCAGAGCAGAAAGCAAAGAAGATAAGGCGGCCAGACAAGCCAAAGAGAGAGAAGATAGAGCTGATTCTGTGAGCGGAGAAGATTCCAAGGATGATACGGGCGATAGTCTCAGGTCTAAAATGGGTAACGCAGTAAAAGGCGTCAAAGATGGTGCTAGTAAAGGCCTAGGTATGATGAAAAGTATAGGCAGTTTCTTGCTGAAGGGCATGGGAATAGCATTGATTACGCCTATGATCATCAAGTTTATCAGTGGATTTGTCGATGGCGCTCTCACAGCAGTCTTTGGTGAAGAAGCCGCAGATAAATATGGCGGCATGATTAAAGTTGGATCAATATTAGCTGTTATTGGCGGTTTATTATTCGGGCCAATGGCGATTCTTCCATTGTTTTTCGCAGGAATTATGGGATATCTGGGTAAGAAATTAGTAGATGGTTTAGACGGTGAGGGTTTAGCTAGACTTGGCATAGATAAAGGAACTCTTGGCGGTGTAGTAGCCGCTGTTGGGGCTGCCTTAGGACTCTTTGTGCCGTCTCTACTCAAGAAAGCTATCATTGGTACGGGAAAATTAGCACTCAAGATGGTCAAGGGTGGTGGCTCTCTGGCTGCTAAAGCAATTAAGTCGGTCGGCGGTGCTGCCGTGACAGCATTGAAGAAGCCCAAAACCGTGAAAGCAGTTAAACCCGCCGGTAGTACTAAAGCTCCTAAAGCTGCTAAAGTTCCTAAAGGCAAATTGCCTAGCGGTGGTAATGTGGGCGCTGCTGGAAAGGTTAGTAAAGCAGTAAGTAGTAAGTTAGTTAGTGCTAAAGGAATAGCAAATGCGATGAAGCTCGAAGGCAGAATGGGCCAAGTTGCGAAGTATGCGAAGTTCTTTAAGTTTGCTGGGCCTGCAATGGCTATAGTACCCGCCCTAATAGATCCCCTAATGGCTATCTATAGAGGTGAGGATAAAAAAGAAATCACTAAGCAAACCGTAGGAGCATTAGGAACTATTGGTGGGGCAGCACTGGGTGGTCTTGCAGGCACTGCACTAGGAACAGGAATATTCCCAGGAGTTGGATCGGCAATTGGTGGATTTGTCGGCTTGGGACTGGGCGCTTTCATGGGAGAATCGTTAACAGAATCAATTGCTGAGGCAGTTTTATCTGGTAGCGATATCTCGGAAGATGATGCTAAGAAGCTGAATAGTGGCACAAAAAGGCGCAGTGGTAGAGGCGGCTCTAAAGGTGTCAATACGAGAGTGGAAGCTGCGAGCAGTTCAGTGACTCCACCTACTCCAGTCGGCGACAGTGGGGCAGCCTCAATCGCAAGCGATGATTTGGTGGATAGTGAGCCAGTAGAAAAGCCTATTAAGACTGGCGGAAGAAGCGGCAGAAGAAATGCATCTAAAGTTGATGCTATGCAAGAAGGCACACAAGCTGTATTGGCAAACACTAATAACGTGAATGTTGCTAAAGGTGGAGATACTATGAACAACACCAGTGTCGGTGGTAATAGCACCACATATAACATCATAAATGGTGGTGGTAACTCGTTGGCAAATGGTGGACATTTACCAGTTCTAATGGGCTAATCGTCTTTCTTCTTGAATTAAAAAAGGGGAGACTTCAGCTTGTGGCATCCATCTCCCCATAAACTCGTTATATTGAGTTTTGACCCCTCTAGTCTTCAGCTAGACTCTTGAAAAAATCAAGAGAGTCGTCCGTTGACTCTTGAGCGGCGGGTGAAGCTTCAGCAGTAGTAGCTTCTGGAGCTGAACGCTCTTTAAAGCTAGGCTGAAAGTCCATCCCTACATTGCTGTCCTCAGCGGTTTGAGCGGGTGCGTGTGAACCGCCATTAAGTCCTAGAACCTTATTCAATTTAGCTTTCAGTTCATTGTAAGACTTAAAGTTTTTAGGATCAACAATATCTGCTAGGGAGTGCTGTTTCTTCCATGTTGCTTCCATGTCGTCATCTGATAATGCAGTACCACTTGAGTCAGATACAGGAGCAGGGGAAGAGAACTCAGACTTGTCGTAGTTGCGATAGCCTTCTACTTGACGAATCTTAAGTTTAAAGTCAGCGCCTTCCCAAAAGTCGAATGGGTTGATTGGATCTTCATCAGCGAACTGAGGATTCATAGCATCGTTCAGTTTGTCGAAGATTTTCTTACCAAATTTATATAGAAAAACTTGACCTTCATTTGAAGGATTTGATGGGTCAGATACTACGAGTACGTTAGCGACATAGCTCAATCGACGCTTCTGCTTACGTGCAGTCTCTTTGTCTTCATCGTGACCAGAGTTCCATAGCTTAGAGTTATATTCAGAAACTGGATCTTCTTGACCGATAGTTGTTAAAGAGTTCTCGATGTACCAACCACCTGGGCCTTGAAATCCATGATCCCAATAGCGAACGAAAGGCATATCTTCGCCTTCTGGAGCAGGTAAAAAGCGCAAGACAGCATAGCCGTTACCAGCTTTGTCAACTGAAGCTTTCCAATGGTTTTCGTTTCCGTATGATTTTTTCTTACCGTCCATAGAGGACAACTGAGAGTTCAACTTATCGAATGATGAGCTACGATTTTTCTTTAATGATGCGAATGACATAATTTCTTTCCTGTATTGGTTGTGCTAGTATTAGCGATTTATTACGAATGTGTACTTCTTTTCGTCTTGCGTGTATTATACGTTATATACGATGTATTGTCAAGTCTTTCTGACATTTTTATTTATACTTTTCTACGATTAACTTTTTCATCTTATCCCGATCATATGACATAAATGGTGCATAGTTCTTAGCCAGTTTACATATCTCAGGCCAGATGATAGTATCACGAATGCTCTTGTCCCAATATTTAAAGCAATTGGTTAGACCATC